GAGGAAGGCGCTGGCACGATGCGGACGATTCAATGGGCCGCCGAGATTGCCGCGACTTCGCAGAATCCTGCCGTGTTCGATCACTTCAACTTTGACGAGATTATTCCTGAGTTGGCAGATATCAATGCAATGCCGGTTCGGTTCATCAACGATCCGCAAGCCATCCAGGCAATCCGCGAAGGACGGCAACAGCAAGCGGCAACGCAGCAGTTGATTGATTCCGCCCCGTCTATTGCGGCCATGATGAAGCAGGGAGTGGGTGCACCGGCATGAACCTGGTTGACAAGACGTTCTCGGTATTGGTCGCAACCATGTTCGTTGCAATGTTCTACGGCATGACGACGCATAACCTGCCGCTTGCCGTTGTCGGGATCATCGGCTTTCACGGCTTCATCTTCGCTTGGTGGAAATTGACAGAGTGAATCTAATCGAGAAAGCAAGGAACTACCTTTCACAGCGGCAACGCGCATACAAGCTGGCCTTTACCGGCGTTGCGGGCGATGCCGTATTGCAGGATTTGGCGCGGTTCTGTCGCGCAAACCAATCATGCTTCCATCCTGATGAGCGAGTGAGTGCGCTAATGGAAGGACGGCGTGAGGTATGGCTGCGAATCATGGAGCATTTAAAGCTCACTGAGGAACAGCTTGCGAATATTCACATTCCATCACAACGAAAGGAAGGCAATGACTGATATTACCGCCCCCGCAGTATCCGGACAAGGCACTGATACTACCGCCAGCACTGATACTACCGCCGCAACATCCATCGATACCAATTCTGTATCCGCATCAAATACGATTGGCTGGCTTACAGATGCGCCGGAAGATATTACAGGATTCGTCAGGAATAAAGGATGGAATACCCCGATTGATGCAATCATTTCCTACAAGCAACTTGAGAAATTTGTAGGGACTCCGGCTGACAAATTGCTGCGGTTGCCGGATTTTGACAAAGGTGATAAGCACGAGATAGATCAGTTTTACAATAAACTTGGTCGCCCTGTAGAATCAAACAAATATGAAATTCCAGTACCGGAAAATGTTGATCCTGCGTTCGCGGAAGCAGCCAAGTTGAAATTTCATGAACTTGGCATTACCGCAAGGCAAGCGAAGGCACTTGCTGAATGGAATAATGAGTTTGCCACTCAAACAATCAATAAACATAATGAAGCCTACAACCAGGCTATAACCGCAGAAAACAATGCACTGAAAAAAGAATGGGGGCAAGCTTATGAGCAGGAAATGAATATGGCATTTACTGCCGCCAGAGCATTGGGGTTGACTTCAGAGAAGATAGATAAATTGAAGCAATCCATTGGATTCGCCGATACCATGAAAATGATGGCAAATATCGGTAAGCGGGTTGGTGAAGACAAGTATGTTGATGGCGAAGGCTCAGGTGGGAATGTGGCCATGACACCAGCAATGGCAAGGGAAAAAATCAATAATGCCAGAAATGACAAGGAATTTCAGGCAAAGCTTATAGCGGGCAACGCAAGCGCCAAAGCCGAATGGGATCGTTGGCACGGATTTCTGCAATGAGCGACAACCCGGCACTTGAATGTTTGAAGTTGGCGGCAACGCTTGTCAGTCCGTCTGTTCAGGACAGAGAAAAAGAGGTTGAAATAATCTCAGAAAAGTTGTATGTTCATTATCGCAAACTTATGGATATGGGATTTGACCCACATCCAATATCTGCGATACCAGACAAGCCAAGGCGAGGAAGGCCGCCAAAGCCCTGACAATTAGAGTAGTGTCAGACCCCTCTTGATGAGGACAAGTCAAGGAATGTGACCGCCTTAAAAGGTTGCAAACTTTTTCTTCAATTATCAGGAGACATACCATGTCTGTAAATCTGCCTACTCATTTTGTACAGCAGTACAGTTCCAATATCCAACTTCTCCTCGCGGCACAAGGGGGTAAATTTACCTCTAAAGTCATGATGGGGAGCCATGTTGGCAAGCAAGCAAGTCCAGTAGATCAGTTCGGTGCAGTCGAAATGCAGTTGGTAACTTCTCGCTTCGCGCCGAAGCAACGAACTGATGCTCCCACCGACCGCCGTTGGGTTTTCCCGAGCGATTATGACCTGAATCAAATGGTTGATTCGTTTGACAAACTCAAGATGATTACCGATGTAAACAGCACTTATGTAGTGAATGCTGTTAAAGCGGCAAATCGTCAAATGGACAGAATCATCATCAACGCCTTTACGAGCACTGCAAAAACTGGAGAGAATGGCGGAACTTCAACCATTTTCACAGCAGGCAATGAGGTTGACGTAGCTGTTGGCGGTGCCAACTCGAAGTTGAACGTAGCCAAACTCAAAGCTGTACGGGAACAGATGGAGAGTCAGTTCGTAGACTTCGAGACAGAAGAAGTATATTGCGGCTTGACAGCCGCCGACAATGCCTCGCTTCTGAACGAAATTCAGATTATCTCATCCGACTTCAATGGCGGCGATGCTGTTCTAAAGGATGGGCGCGTTGTCTCGTTCTTGGGTTTCACGTTCTGCCAGTCACAACTGATAGAACAATTGCTGGCTGGAACGAATGAGGTTACTTTGCCGGTGTGGTGCAAGTCGGGGATGTACATTGGTCTGTGGGAAGATGTGCAGAACGATGTTCATCCGCGCCATGACATTCAGGGCGATCCTTGGGAAATTACCACTACAATGTCTGCTGGTGCCACACGCCTTGAAGAAAACAAGGTGTATGCGATTGAGAGCTACCGGGCGTGATAACTTCTAGGGATATTCATTGGTTAGCAGGATTCCTAGATGGCGAAAATTATCTTTGAAAGGAGAATGAAAAATGGCTACTGAAGACCTTAAATCCGGCTTCATTACGAATCGTGATGCTACTCCGGCTGTATCTACTACATCCAATCCTGGCCAAGTGTTCCGCGCCTACGGCAAGGTTGAATGTGCCGGCGGCGATCTGGCATCGACCTACCGCTTCTGCGAAGTCCCATCCAATGCCAAGATGGTTCGCTGCTTCTATTCATGCGACGATCTTGGTACTAGCGTTACGATGAACGTCGGTCTGTACCAGACTACTGGAAACGGTGGTGCTGTTGTTGATCAAGACTTCTTCGCTTCGGCTCTGGACGTGGCAACTGCTGCTGTCGGTATCACCGAAATCACCTTTGAGCGTGGAGCTACGCTCATTGATGAGGCCGAGGAGCCGCTGTGGGAACGTCTTGGTTTGTCTGCGGACTCGCAGCGCAACTATGATGTTGTTGCTGTTTCGGCCGGTGCCGCTGCAACTGGCACGATGGCAGTTTGGGTAGAATACATCATCTAACCGGATCAAGGGGGCTTCGGCCCCCTGATCGCATCAGGAGACAAACATGGCAGATCGTTTCTATTCCGTAATCCTTGGTGAACAGATCGAAAGTCTCGTCACCGAAGGCGCATCGACTTCCAGCGAGGCCATTGAACTGCGTGTCAATGACTCGGTGTATGCGAACAAGCTTCAGGTAATTCTAGGGGTTCGGGCACTCCTGCTTTACCTTGAGGGCAAAGAAACCAGCCCGATTGCGTGACGCCATGAAAATCATGCGCCTTCGTAGCACTATCGCCAGGCCGGCAGACGCTACTGCTTATGCTGCTGGTGATGAGGTGAGTAACAGCGCCTCGGCAGGGTCGGTTGTTCGTGCGACATTTAATATGTCAGGGTTCAGATATGGCAAAATACTTGCTGCTGAAATTGATCTGACTCCGGCATCTGGAAACGTAGTAACGACTGCGGCTGATTTCGAACTTCAAATTTATCGCACCAGCGAAGTTCCTGCTGCGGTTGGCGACAACGTTACTAATCCTATTTCAGCAGTAAATCGTGCGAAGTCGATTGCTATATTCAGGTTCGATGACACAGGATGGACTGGCCCACTTGGAACTGTTGCTGCTGGCACATCGCAGCATCAAGCGGTTGGTGCTCATCTTGTTCAGCCTTCGGCTACTCCGTCATTGCAGATTTTATTTCCTGCCGGATATTTCTTCAGTTTGGAAGATCAAACCACAAAGACTTTCACTGCCGCCCTTCGTGTTTTGGCTGCATGGACTCCGACAGGAATTGTAAATACGTTCGGCATCACATTGGATATTGAGGTTGAATGATTTTGTGGATTATTGACTGGATTGGGAATGAATAATGGCATCCATTGTTGGAATCTGCAATCGCGCACTGCAAAAGCTAGGCGCAGAACGCATCATCTCGCTAACGCAGGATAGCGTAGCAGCCCGGGCAGCCAATGCAGCTTTCGAGCCTGTACGTGATGCGGAATTGCGTGCTCATTCGTGGGCATTCGCAATCCAACGCGCCGAATTGGCATCGACTACCGCCCCGGATTTCGGTTATTCCTACGCATACCAATTACCTTCCGATTGCCTGAGACTGCTTCCGCCGGATCATAACGAAGGCACGTACATGCAGGACTGGAAGATCGAAGCCCGGTTGATCCTGACGAACGAAACCGCGCCATTGCAGATCAGGTACGTTGCCAGAATCACCGATCCGAATCAGTACGATTCACTGTTCAATGAATCGCTGGCGTGCAAACTCGCAATGGAAATGTGCGAGGAATTGACGCAGAGCAATCCAAAAAAACAACTGATTGCCGAGGAATACAAAGCAGCCATTCGGGAAGCACGCCGGATCAATGCTTTCGAAAATGTTCCAGCAGAGCAGCAGACAGATTCATGGATTACGGCGAGGCTATAAATGAAAGCTTCGCCGCTCAAGGATGCATTCAACGCAGGCGAATTCTCGGAACTGACAGCAGCAAGAGTCAGATTCGAGAAGTATCAGAATGCGTTACGTCTTTGCGAGAACATGATTCCGCTTGTGCAAGGCGGCGTCACGCGACGGCCTGGAACAATGTTCGTCGCAGAGGTCAAGACGAGCGCAAAACAGACAAGGTTGATTGACTTCGAATATTCTATAACTCAGGCGTATATGCTTGAGTTCGGGGATCAGTACATCAGGTTTTACAAGGATCGCGGCCAAATCGAATCCGCGCCGAGTACGCCTTATGAAATAGCAACGCCGTATCTCGAAGCCGATCTTTTCCAGTTGAAATACACGCAATCTGCGGACGTGTTGTATATCACGCATCCAAGTTATGCGCCCCGCAAGTTGTCTCGCACCGGACATACTGCATGGACGCTGACGACGATTGACTTTCAGGACGGGCCTTACTTGTCCACGAACATCACGGCGACCACTATCACGCTTGGGGCGACATCAGGAACAACGACTGCAACGGCAAGCACGGCGATCTTTGCTTCCACTGATGTAGGGCGGCATATCAGATTCAAATCCACCGGTAGCACTTGGGGTTGGATGAAGATCACTGCCTACACAAGTACAACGCAAGTCACGGTTAGTATTCAGCGCAGTCCTGCCGCAGCTACCGCATCAACCAATTGGCGGCTTGGATTCTGGAGTGCTACGACAGGTTATCCGTCATGCGTTACATTCTTCGAGGACAGACTGTTCTTTGCGAACAATAGTCTTAGGCCACAGCGCATTGACGGAAGCATTGTCGGTGATTACGAGAACTTCGCGCCGACCGCATCTGATGGTGTTGTGGCTGACGACAATGCGATAACGATTACTCTGAATGCGAATGACGTGAATGCGATCATGTGGATGATTGACGACGAGAAGGGTTTGCTTGTCGGCACGAAGTCAGGCGAATGGATGGTTCGCCCATCATCTTTGCAGGAAGCATTGACGCCGACAAACGTTGCGGCAAAGAGATCAACTGCATTCGGAAGCGCAAGCCTTCAAGCGGTTCGGGCTGGCCGCGCATCAATCTACCTGCAACGTGCAGGCAAGAAAGCGCGTGAGTTGGCATACGTCTATGAGGTAGATGGCTTCCGTTCGCCCGATATGAATGTACTTGCCAGTCATGTTCTTGATGGTGGGGTAACCCAATTTAACTACCAGCAGGAACCGTACTCAGTAATCTGGTTTGCTAGGACTGACGGGCAGCTTGTCGGTCTGACATACGAGCGCGATCAGGATGTTGTAGGCTGGCACAGACATATCATCGGAGGGTCATTCGGAAGTGGCGATGCGGTTGTTGAATCTGTGAATGTGATTCCCGCGCCGACTCTGGATTCTGATGAAGTATGGATGATCGTCAAGAGAACCATAAACGGGGCGACTGTCAGGTATATCGAATACATCACGCCAAACTTCGATGAAGATACGACTACTGATGCCTTTTTCGTGGACTGTGGCTTGACGTATGACGGCGTTGCAGCCGATGTGATTAGTGGGTTGGATCATCTTGAAGGGGAAACATTGAGCGTGCTGGCTGATGGCGCAACACACCCTGCC